AATATAGGGTGCAACATTGTCTCTTTCTTACAACAGTGGATAACTATGTGGATAACTTAGTCATAATTGTGGATAACTCTGACACAGTGCAATATAGACTGTAATGACAATCATTCTCAATTGCATCAATACAGGGGTGGGGGATGTGGCTGTGTTGAAATATTGTAGTAGCTCTGATGCCTCTAAAAAAGTAGAAAATGACTATATTGCCTAAAAAAGAGGCAATTCTGACCATTAATAAAATCAATGACTTATAAATATCAATTTTGCTCTGCGGAGTCTCTAATGCCGTATGTCTAAGGAGTCCCGCTGAAGACACTAAGTAACGCCTTAGTGTTCCGCAGGGGTAACAAGACTGTTCTTAAATAAGCTACAATCGTTCTCAATTTGGGTACGATAATGCCTATATTGGTCATAGTCTATTGACAAAGTTAAAAAAATATGCTATAATATTCGTATTAAAAGACAAAACAGACACAGAGATGGGCTCCTGTGATCTAGGGCAGGTTCTAAAGCACTATATTGGACTGCGAAGCCCGCTAAAGAGTAAGATGTTTAAACAATGAATAAACATTAAATGTTATAAATTGTAAACATTAAATAATACTTTAATGTAAAACATAATAATTAATTACATTAAAATATAGTAATATAAAAGCTATTGTCATAGAACTATATTGTAAGTAGTACGTAGTACGTTAGGATCAGAATATGATCCTAATGATCTATGTCTTACATAAGGTGGATTTATCAATTGTATGTCTTCCTGTAAAGGGTAAAAGGCGAATATGTCTAAAGTTAAAGAAGAAGCTCTTGCACATAAAGCCATGAAGGAGAAGATTCTGGCTGAAGTGCAGGAACAAAGAAAGAAAGCATTAATTCCTCGTGAAAGAGGTAGACCTTCTACTGAAGAGAATAATGCTGCAGTTAATCAGGCTCTGAAACCTGTGAATCATCGCAAAGAAGCTATTAAGCTATTTGAACAGGTGATTAGTGCCAATGCTGATAAGGTCTTTAAGAAGTTGTTGCAGAAAGCTGGTGACGATAATGATAAAGATCAGATGGCTGCTCTAAAGCTGATTGCTGATCGTTTAGCGCCTTTAGCATCATTTACTGAATCGGGTGTAAATGGGTCTGGTTCTGGTAAAGTGGTTATTAACATCTCCGGGTTATCTAACACTCAGGATGTTAACGTGCAAGGTCGTGTTATTGACGCAGAGGATGTAGATGTCTGAACTGAATTGGACACTACTCCCTTGGCAGATTGATGTATGGCAAGACCCTGCTCGATTCAAGGTCATTGCTGCTGGTAGACGCTGTGGTAAGTCTAACTTTGCTATTAAACAGCTTCTTGCACACGCTTTAGAAGCTCCTAGAGGCTCTGCTGTACTTTATGTAGCTCCTACCCTTGGGCAGGCTAGGCAGATTGCTTGGGATGCATTACTGGATCAAGCTGGTGACTTAGTTAAAGCCAGTAATATTAATAATCTAGACATCACACTCACTACCGGAATTAAGATCCATATCCGTTCTGGTGAGAATCCTGACAGCCTTCGTGGTTTGAAGTGTGCATTTGCTGTTATTGACGAAGCTGCTTTTATTAAAGAAGAAGTATGGACTAAGATTATCCGTCCTGCTTTGTCTGACTTGAAAGGTCAGGCAATCTTTATCTCTACTCCTGATGGGCGTAACTGGTTTTACGATATGTTTAAACTGGGTCAGGACGGCACTGATCCTGATTGGAAGTCTTGGCATTTAACTACTTACGATAACCCTACAATTGACAGGGAAGAAATTGAAGCTGCTAAGAAGACTCTCAGCAGTTGGGCATTTAAGGTAGAATTTGAATCTAGCTTTGACACCAGCGGTTCTGGTATTTTTAAAGAAGAATGGTTAAAGTACGGAGAAGAGCCAGATGCGGGGTCATATTATATCGCTTTTGACTTGGCTGGTTTTAGTGATGTTGCTAACGCTAACACGGCTGCAAAGCGTAGGCTGGATAGAACTGCCATCGCTATTGTAAAAGTTACTAATGAAGGTAAGTGGTTTGTAAAGAAGATTGAGTGTGGTCGCTGGAACATTGAAGAGACTGCTAATCGTCTTTTAAAGAATGTCAGAGAGTATCAACCAATTGGGGTTGGTGCTGAACGTGGTGCATTAAAGAATGCTGTTCTTCCATATCTGCAGGAACTAATGCGTAAAAGTAATACCTTCTTCTCTGTGCAGGACCTAACACACGGTAATAAGAAGAAGACTGACAGAATTACTTGGGCATTACAAGGTCGCTTTGAGCATGGGAATATCATTCTTAATGAAGACGAAGATTGGGAAGATTTAAAAGAAGAACTACTTCTGTTTGGTGCTAAAGATATTCATGATGACTTAATTGATGCTCTATCTTATATTGACCAAATGTGCGTTAGCTGCTATAATGAAGAAGTAGAAATTGATGATTGGCAACCTTTTGACACAGTGAGTGGATACTAATATGGACTTTAACGAAGATACAATGAATAAAGAACAAGACAACGGCAAGGAACTTGTCGATTGGATTACTGCTCGTTGTAACGATTGGCGTGATTATCGCAATACTAATTTCCTGGATGACTGGGATCAGTATGAGCGTTTCTGGCGTGGTCAGTACTCTACTGAAGATAAGAATCGTGAATCTGAGCGCAGCAAGATCATCTCCCCGATGACGCTGCAGGCTGTTGAATCATACACTGCTGAGATTGATGAAGCTGTGTTTGGTAGCGGTAACTTCTTTGACATTGAGGATGATCCTGCAGACCAACAGAAACAAGATGTTGAGATTATGAAGAATAATCTGACATACGAATTTAAAAAGAATAAGATGCGTTATGTCATGCAGGAAGTTGAACTGCTGGCTGCTGTCTATGGTACTGGTATTGTAGAACTGACGCTGAAGGAAAAAGAAGAGATGGCTCCGGCCACTCAGCCGATTCCTGGTACTCAGGTAGCTGCTGTTGGTACGCTGCAGCAGAAGCGTTTTGTTGTCGAGCCTAAGTCTGTCAATCCTCGTAACTTCCTGATTGATCCTAATGCTGATGATGTTAATACTGCATTGGGCTGCGCTGTAGAGCGTTATGTCTCGTTGCATACAGTTACTGAAGGTATTGAGAAGGGTTACTACAATCCAGTTAAGATTCAACTAGCTCAAGAAGATAGCCAACTAGAGCCGTTTGATACTGATGTTGATTACCAAAAAGATAAAGTTAAACTACTCAAGTATTATGGCCTAGTACCAAAGGAATATCTGCGTAGAGCTAATGGTGAAACTGAAGCTGAGGAAGAAGGCCAATATGTTGAATTGTTTGAAGACACTCCGGCAGATGATTTTTCTGATCTTGTTGAAGCTATCGTTGTTATTGCTAACGATAATCAACTTCTGAAAGCTGAAGAAAATCCATACATGATGAAGGATCGCCCTGTTGAGGCTTTCCGTTGTGATATCGTTCCTGGTAGATTCTGGGGTGTTGGTATCGTAGAAAAAGGCAGCAATATGCAACGTGCTATTGATGGTCAGCTTCGTGCTCACCTTGATAACCTTGCACTGACTACTGCCCCTATGATGGCTATTGATGCTACTCGTATGCCTCGTGGTGCAAGCTATGGCATTCGTCCAGGGAAGACTATTCTCACGAATGGTAATCCTAATGAAATCCTAGCACCAATGAAGTTTGGCCAAACTGACGCATCTAATGCTGCTCAGGCTAAGGAATTTGAGCGTATGTTCCTGCAAGCCACTGGCACTATGGATACTTCGCAATTCTCTGGTGGTTTACCTGATGGTGCTAAGGCTGGTGCGGTATCTATGATGCTTGGCACTGTCCTGAAAAAGCATAAGCGTACAATTACTACTTTCCAAGAGACATTCCTAATCCCGCTGATCAAGAAGATTGCTGTTCGTTATATGCAGTTTGATCCTGAGCGCTTTCCTGCTCAAGACTTTGAATTTGCTCCTACAGGTACTTTGGGTATTGTCGCTAGAGAAATCGAGCAACAACAGCTTGTAGCACTACTGCAAACGATGGGTCAGGATTCTCCTGCATATCCGATCATTCTCAAGGCAATTATTGACAATTCTAATGTCTCTAACAAGGCTCAAATCATTGCTTCTTTGGAGCAAGCTACTCAGCCTAATCCAGAACAGCAACAAATGCAGCAAATGCAACAACAATTGGCTATGCAAGACGCACAGCTGACGCTTGCAGAAAAAGATGCAAGAGTTAAGAAACTGACTGCAGAGGCTCAAAAGGTCGCTACAGAAACCGCTCTGGCTCCACAAGAGCTTCAGATGAAGGCTGTCACTGCTGCGTCTACTAATTTGAACGATAGAACTACTGGTGAATTTGAGCAAAGACTTAAATTAGCCGACAGAATGCTCAAAGAAGAGGATATTAAATCAAATGAGCGTATCGCAGCAATGCAAATGACAAGAAAAACAGCTTGACATATTGACAAATCTGTGATTTTCTGATATAATAGTATTATAATCAATTAGTTAATAAGGTTCTCCCAGATGGATAAAGACCTACAGCAGTACTATGAAGAACAATTCAGTATGTTTTGCACCAAAGGGTGGCTAGACTTCACTGAAGATATGCAAGCTTTGTACGATGCTGTATACGATATCACAACAGTAGAGAATCTTGAGACACTCTACTTTAGAAAAGGTCAATTAGATATTTTAAACCTTGTTCTAGAGCGTAAGAAAACCTTTGAATCCACTTGGGAAGACCTAAATGGCAAAGAGAATTTTTGAATTTGTCTGCGTTGGTGAAGAAAACCATTTATTTGAGAAACTCACTGATACAGAAACTAAAACATTGGTATGCCCTCACTGTGGTGAGTTAAGCAACCGTATCATTTCTACACCTCGTATTGCTCTTGATGGTTGTTCTGGGGATTTTCCGGGTGCAACAATGGCTTGGGAACGTAAGAGGGCAGAAAAGCTCAAACAAGAGCGCAAACAAAACTCCTAATCCAGCGCCACTGGACAACTAGGGTAAAAGCAACTCCTCGGCTTTCAGCCGGAAAGGATCAATATGGCTATCATTGAAGAACTGGATGAGAATAATTCTCAATCTCAACAAGAGTTTAGTAACATTACAGAAACAGACAACTCTGCTCAAGAAGTAACTCAACAAGCAGAACCTGAACAAGTAAAAGAAGATGTACCTGAGAAGTATAAAGGTAAATCAGTTGCTGAAATCGCTAGAATGCACGAAGAAGCTGAAAAGCTGATTGGCAGACAAGCAAATGAGGTTGGAGAGCTACGCAAGCTCACAGATGAGATTCTCAAGCAGCAAATCTCAAACTCGAAGCCGCAACAACAAGAACAAGGCAATGAAGTAGATTTCTGGAGTGATCCAGACACCTATCTCAACAAGAAACTGGAAACACATCCAGATATTCTAGCAGCCCGTCAAGCTCAGCTTCAAATGCGGATGCAACAAACTGCACAACAACTCCAACAGAATCATCCTGACTTTCAAGATATTGCTTCCTCGCAAGACTTTCAAGATTGGGTTGCAAAGTCGAAGGTTAGAACGCAGTTGTACGTCCAAGCTGACAAAGACTATGACTATGAAGCAGCAGATGAACTTCTTTCTACTTATAAAGCCATTACTGGCAAGAAAGCAGAAGAAGGTAAGCAACAAGTGCAAGAACTTGCTTCTTCTCGTCAGAAACAACTAAAGGCTGCTACCGTTGATGCAGGTGGTGGAAATGAAACTTCTCGGAAAATCTATCGCAGAGCCGATCTAATCCGTTTGAGAATTACCGATCCAGCTAGATATGAAGCACTTGAACCTGAAATCTTTGCTGCATATCAAGAAGGTCGGGTTAAATAAAGCCTAACTATTAAGGAGATTTAAAATGGCTAATACTCTGTCCGGCGCAAATGCCGTTACCGTAAGCGTTGCAAATAATTTCATTCCTGAGATTTGGAGTGATGAGATTGTAGCTGCTTACAAAAAGAATCTGGTTGCTGCTAACCTGATCAAGAAGATGAACTTCCGTGGTAAGAAGGGTGATACCGTTCACATTCCGGTTCCTGCCCGTGGTGCTGCTTCGGCTAAAGTCGCTGCTAACGCTGTTACGCTGCAAGCTTCGACCAACACCGACATCGCTGTTCTGATCGACAAGCATTATGAGTACTCGAAGCTGATCGAAGATATCGCTGAAGTTCAGTCGCTGGCTTCGATGCGTGCATTCTACACGGATGACGCTGGCTACGCTCTGGCTAAGCAAGTTGATACTTCGGTTATCCAACTGGGTCGTGGTGTTAATGGCGGTGATGGTACTGCTGACTACACCGGTGCTTATTCGGGTGCTGATGGTACAACTGCTTACACTGGAACTGCTGGTGCTCTGACTGATGCTGCTATCCGCCGCTCGATTCAGCGTCTGGATGACAACGATGTTCCGATGGACGGTCGTTTCCTGATCGTTCCGCCGTCAAGCCGTAACACGCTGATGGGTCTGGCTCGTTACACCGAACAAGCCTTTGTTGGTGAAGTTGGTTCGGCTAACACCATCCGTAATGGTGAAATCGGTAATCTGTATGGTATCCCGGTCTTCGTTAGCTCGAATGCTGATACTGCTACTGATGGTGATCGTGTATGTCTGCTGGGCCATAAGGACTTTGCTGTTCTGGTTGAGCAGCAAGGCATTCGTAGTCAATCGCAATATAAGCAGGAATTTTTGGGCACACTCTTTACTTCTGATACGATTTATGGTGTAAAAGAATTGCGCGATAATTCGGCAGTTGCTCTTGTTGTTCCAGCATAATATCTGATACACTAGATAAGCACGACTCGTAAGAGTTGAGAGCACCTTGAGGGGTGGTGTGTGCAAAACCCCTCATTTCTTCTCTCAAGGAAATTAAAATGAAAACTTGTACTAAATGTGGTGAAACCAAAGCAAAATCAGAATTTTATTTACACAAGCATACTAAAGATAAACTAGCATCTTTGTGTAAACATTGTTACAAACTAAACGAACAAAGGTGGAAAGAGAACAATCCAGAAGCCTATAAATTAAGCTGTAGAAAAAGAAATCTTAAAAAGAAATTTGGTATCTCACTAGAAGAATACTTAAATTTATATCATAAGCAACAAGGAAAATGTGCTTGTTGTGGTGATAAAAAACCAGACGAAGGAATATCTGGTTTAGTTGTAGACCATAATCATACAACAGGTGAAGTTAGAGAACTGTTATGTTCTCAGTGTAATACAGCATTAGGTCTGTTAAAAGAAAATGAAGAAGTAGTTAGCAATATGCTTGAATATATAAGGAAGCACAATGGCTAAGTTTAAATGTACTTTATCCGGTAATGTATTTGAATACTTTACTGACTTTGATATTGAAACCATGAGAGATCATCCTCAATACGAAGAACTAGAAGAGGAAGAAGAATATGCCGTGCAAACCAAAGTCAAAAAGACCACCAAAAAAGAAGTAACTAAAAAGGATACTAAGTAATGGCTATTTACAGAGGAACAGGCTCTACTGGAACTGGCGGTGAATCAGATTTTGCACAATTAGCTGCTGATGCTGAAGATGCTGCTGCTGCCGCTGCTGCATCAGCCGATGAAGCCGCTGCTGCTGCTGCTGAAATTGAATCATTTAGAACAGATGTTAATGCCACTGCTACTACTCTTCCTGCTGGCAGTTCTGCTACTGCTTCATATAATGATGCGTTAACTCGCTTTACATTTGGTATTCCTACTGGTGCTACTGGTGCTACAGGGCCTACTGGAGCTACAGGTCCACAAGGACCACAGGGCATTCAAGGCCCTAAAGGCGATACTGGTGCTACTGGAGCCACTGGCGCTACTGGTGCAACAGGTCCAAAGGGTGATACAGGAGCTACAGGTCCACAAGGACCACAGGGCATTCAAGGCCCTAAAGGCGATACTGGTGCTACAGGAGCTACAGGTGCAACTGGACCACAAGGCCCTAAAGGCGATACTGGTGATACAGGCCCTCAAGGTACTCAAGGCATTCAAGGCCCAACAGGTGCTACAGGTGCAACCGGTGCTACTGGTAATGGTATTGACAATATTGCACTTACCTCTGGTACTCATGCACCCGGTACACTAGATACCTATACAATTACTTATACAGATACTACTACAGATACTTTCCAAGTATATAATGGTGCTAATGGCACAGGTTCTGGTACTGTTACATCTGTCGATATGGCAGTTCCCACTGGACTAACTATTGTCGGTAATCCTATTACAAGTATCGGCACTCTAACTGTTGGTTATGCTTCTGGCTATTCTATTCCTACAACTACTAAGCAAGGTCAATGGGACACAGCTTATAGTTGGGGTAATCATGCAAGTGCTGGATATGCCCATTCTGGAGCTAATACTGATGTAACATCTTTATCTGGTATTACTGGCGGTATTTCTACTGCTGACTATCTAGACATTGATACTGCCGCAACTCCTGCTGCTGCGGTAGGTAGACTATCTTGGGATGATGGTAACGGTACTGCGCAACTTGGTCTAAAAGGTGGAAATGTAACACTTCAAGTAGGTCAAGAAACACTTGCTAGAGTATATAATGATTCTGGGTCTTCTTTAACCGATGGTCAAGTAGTATATATTAGTGGTTCACAAGGTAATCGTATTGCTGTAAAACTTGCTAAAGCTGACTCAGAAGCTACTTCTGCAGGTACTCTTGGTATTGTAACTGAGCCTATTGCAAGTGGAGCAGAAGGTTTTATTACTATCCTTGGTACAGTGCATGGCTTAGATACTTCTACTCTTACTGCAGGACAGCTACTTTACTTATCAGCTTCTACTGCAGGTGCTTACACAACTACCAAGCCTACAGCGCCAAATCATGGCGTTATTCTAGGTTATGTGGAAAGAGTACACGCAACTGCTGGTTCTATCTATGTTAAAGTAGATAATGGATATGAATTAGATGAGTTACATAATGTAGTAATTTCTGCTCCAGTCAATAATCAAGTACTTAAATATAATAGTTCAACAGGTGTTTGGACAAATCAAGCAGAAACTGATCCTGTATATACTGCTTCTAGCTGGTATACAACTACTAATAACTCAACTAACTGGAATACAGCCTACGGATGGGGAAATCATGCTTCTGCTGGTTATCTTACTAGTGCTGCTATTGGTTCTACAGTACAAGCTTATGATGCTGATTTGACTTCTTGGGCTGCTATTGCGCCCAGTACAAAGCAGGCCACGCTGGTCTCGGGCACCAACATCAAAACCGTCAACGGCACCTCGATTCTGGGTTCTGGCAACCTGGTCATCGAAACCGGTACCGCCGTCACCGTCTCCGGCAATCGCACGATCTACGTGACCCAGAGCACGACCCTGACGATCACCAATTACGACAGCGCCACCAGCTACAGCGTCACTGCCACGGGTGGCACGGCCAGCATTACCGGTGACACGATTACCTATACCGCTGGCAATACAGCCGGATCGTTCGCGCTCAATATTACGGCAGGAACCGCGTTGCGCTCGATTGCCATGACGGTGAATGCC